CGGGTCACTGTGACCCGAAAATCATGCAACGAGAACCGCCAAGGCTTTGCGTTGCTGTGCAGGGGTGAGTTTGCCAAAGGCTTCGATGATTTTCGCAACTGGGTCATCTTCCTTCTTGGCACTCGACTTCTTGTTGGTGCGCTTCGTTCCCTCGATCATGTGCATCATGTCACGCACCACAGTCTTCGTGGACTCGTACTTCGGGTGACTCGTGATGAGGGATACCTTGCCCGTGACATCATGCACCTTGAAACCCGCTTCACCCACTTCCATCTTGTCACAAGCCCACTCGATCACGATGGGTCTGCACGCTTCGACTGTCGTATAACCCGCATCACGCATACCCTTGATGAGTTCGATGCGTGAATCAGCGAATGTGTTGAGTGTGCTAAATGCTTTTGCTTTGTTTGTCATGATTTTCTCCTTGAGGTTGATTGAATTGCCTAGGGCTGACTACCTTAGACAACTTCTATTGTGCACACACCCTGTTTTGATAGACATCGAGAGCCTTTTTCGGGGTGTTTTCGGGGTGTTTTCGGGTCACTTTGACCCTGTTTTGGCGTGTTTTTGGCGGTTTTTGACCCCCACCCTACCCCCACCAACCCATATAGACGATACCCCCTGCCGTCACATACGAACACTGTTCCATAACCGCAAAACAAACTTTGTAAAACCTTAGTACTAAAAGGCACCCCCCATAAATTTTATAAAAATTTGGAAATACCCGTGTCTAACGTTAGACTCCCCCTCTGTGCAGACGAAAAAAAGCCCCGACCTTGCGAGCCGGGGCTAAAGATGGCATCTGTAAAACCATCAAGGAGAAAGCAAGCGAACTTGATGAGTTTGGCCAAAGGCCAAAACGATCTTGCGCACCCACTCGGTTTAAGTGTACATTATCTACATCGCAGGTTCAAGGGCTTATGCGCAGAATGTTAGATCACTTAATCAATTTCGAACCCGAAGTGCACGCTCACTCAGGCGATTTCGTCCCTATGGAGAAGACCGATCCAGCAGATGCCGTGGATGGAATGTCTAATACGGTAGATTGGCTTAAAGAACTGGGCGCTGTAGACACAGATACCTTGGTCAATGATTACCAAAGCCAAGCAGCACGTACTGCTTTCACCAACATCGTCACCGCCAAACCTGCAGAAATCACGCATAACTCTCTGGCAAATATCAAAACGCCAGAAGCCGTGAAGAGACTTGTGGGCATGCTTTCAGCCTATGACTGGGAGTTTGTTCATCAAGCTAAACAAATTAGGGGCTACGCAGTGGCTAAGTTGGTGGAAGAAACTGAACACCCCAACGCCAATGTACGTCTCAAAGCGCTGGTTGCCCTAGGTAAAGTGACGGAAGTTGGATTGTTTACGGAAAAAATTGAGATTAAGAAGACAGAGATGTCAGACGTGGAGCTTGAAACCCGTATTAAAGAAAAGCTCAACAGGTTCATGGGCGTGATAGATGTGATCGACGTTACGGAAGACAGGCCAGATGAAGCGTGACGAATTTACAACACTGAGTAAGATTGAGCTTGAAGCCATGCAGAAGGCTTTGCCGCACATGTCCGTGCAGGAAAAGATGGAACTCTTTGAAGACTTAGAACTTCGAGAGAAACGCGCCAGCCTAAAAGCGGCCAGTACCAACATGCTCGGGTTTGCCACTGCGGTATACCCCGGATTCAAAGTTGGCCCCCACCACAAGAAGCTGGCCAAGATATTTACAGACGTAGTTGAGGGTAGGAAGAAGCGCGTGATTATCAACATCGCGCCACGTATGGGTAAGTCTGAGTTTTCGTCTTACCTGTTCCCTGCGTACTTTCTAGGTAAATACCCTGAGAAGAAGATCATCATGGGCACGCACACTGCGGGTCTGTCTGAAGACTTTGGGCGCCGCATACGTAACTTGATTGATTCGGAGGAGTACCGTGAAGTTTTCCCCCAAACAATGGTGGCAGATGACCAGAAAGCCGCTGGTAAGTGGTCTACAAGCGCTGGCGGTCAGTACTATGCTGCTGGTGTCGGCGGTGCTCTTGCTGGCCGTGGTGCTGACCTGTTCGTTATTGATGACCCTCACTCGGAGCAGGACGTAAAGTCAAACTCTAGACTTGCCTTCGACACAGCATGGTCTTGGTTCCAAACAGGCCCCTTGCAACGTCTGATGCCGGGCGGTGGGATTATCATCGTGATGACCCGTTGGTCGCTCCTAGACCTGACTGGGCGCCTGATTGACTACCAGACCAAGAACCCAGAAGCTATCCCTTGGGAGATCGTAGAACTGCCGGCCATTCTGAACGACGGCGAGGAAGACGAGAAGTCCCTCTGGCCAGAGCAGTGGTCACTGGAAGCGCTCAAGTCCACCAAGGCATCCATCGACCCACGGTATTGGAACGCGCAGTACATGCAGCAGCCAACCAGTGAAAGCTCTGCCATTGTCAGCCGTAAGATGTGGCGTATTTGGGAAGCAGAAGATCCGCCGACGTGTGAATACATCATCCAGTCTTGGGATACGGCGTTTGAAACGAAGAATACATCCGACTACTCTGCCTGCACAACGTGGGGCATCTTCTACAACGAGGAAGAAAATGACTCCCCCCAGCTTATCTTACTGGATGCGTTTAAAGATCGTATGGCTTTCCCTGAGCTTAAGGTGGTGGCGCTTAAGCAATACAAAGAGTGGGAACCGGATGCGTTCATTGTGGAGAAAAAGGCGTCCGGGGGGCCACTGATTCAAGAACTTAGGGCGTTAGGCATACCCGTGCAGGAGTTCAGCCCCAGTCGCGGTAACGACAAGATGGTGCGTGTGAATGCGGTTGCGGATTTATTCAGCAGTGGTAAAGTCTGGGCACCCGACACACGCTGGGCACGGGAAGTGATTGAAGAGATGGCCGCGTTCCCAGTTGGGGAGCACGACGACTACGTGGATACGACGACACAGGCGCTGCTACGCTTTAGGCAAGGCGGCTTTATCAGTTTAGACACGGACGAGAAAGATGACCTTGCTCTCTTTCACCGCCGGAAACACGAATACTACTAGGAACACACATGGCAACGAACATTGACAAAGCGCTGTACCAACAACCAACGGGCATTGATGCGCTTGGAGAGCAAGAGTCACCCCTTGAGATTGAGATTGTTGATCCCGAAGAAGTCACCATTGGCATGGACGGGATGGAGATCACCATCAAGCCCGGAGAGGGCGACGATGAAGAAGGCTTTGACGATAACTTGGCTGAGTACATAAGTAGTGGTGCACTGCAGTCGCTGGCCGGTGACTTGGTGTCTGACATTGACAACGACAAGAATGGCCGCAAGGATTGGGAGAAGACATACGTTGATGGTCTGAAGCTTTTGGGCTTGCAGATGGAAGAACGCACTGAACCATGGAACGGTGCATGCGGCGTGTTCCACCCCATGATTACCGAAGCTGTTGTGCGCTTCCAAGCTGAGACGATCACCGAGACGTTCCCTGCCAAAGGCCCTGTACGCGCTAAGATTTTGGGCAAAGATACGCCAGAGATGAAAGAGATCGCGGCCAACATCGAAGAGGACATGAACCACGAGTTGACGGACGTCATGACAGAGTACCGCGCTGAACATGAGCGCATGCTTTGGTCACTGCCGGCCACAGGCTCAGCCTTCAAGAAGGTCTACTATGATCCCAATTTGGGACGTCAGGTGTCGATGTTTATTCCTGCGGAAGATATGTATCTGCCGTACGGCACAACGGACTTGGATACTTGCTACCGCATCACGCACGTCATGCGCAAGACCAAGAACGAGATCATCAAGCTTCAGCAAGCAGGTTTTTATCTTGACATTGAATTGGCTGACGCTCCCAGAGAACTAACAGACATTCAGAAAGCCAAGGACAAAGAGACGGGCTTTAGCGATTTAAACGACGACCGCTACACCTTGTATGAGTGCCACGTTGACTTGAACCTCGAAGGTTACGAGGACATGGTTGATGACGAAGAGACCGGCATCATGTTGCCGTACGTTGTCACGTTGATTAAAGGCTCCAACGACATCCTGTCAATTCGCCGCAACTGGAAGGAAGAAGATGACCTCCGACTCAAGCGCCAGCACTTTGTGCACTACCAATATATCCCGGGTTTTGGAGCTTACGGCTTCGGGCTTTTCCATCTTATCGGAGGCTTTGCTAAATCCGCTACATCCCTCATGCGACAACTTGTCGATGCAGGAACGCTTAGCAACTTGCCCGGTGGACTCAAGACACGGGGCCTCCGAATCAAGGGAGACGACACACCCATCGCACCCGGAGAGTTCCGTGATGTAGACGTTGGTTCAGGCACGATCCGCGACAACATCTTGCCGCTGCCATACAAAGAGCCAAGCCAGACGTTGTTCAACTTGATGCAGACCATCGTGGACGAGGGTCGCAGGTTTGCCGCGACTGCTGACATGAAAGTGTCTGATATGTCTGCGCAGGCTCCCGTTGGCACAACGCTGGCCCTGTTGGAGCGTCAGTTAAAGGTCATGACTGCGGTGCAGGCTCGTGTGCACTTCGCCTTGAAGCAAGAGTTCAAGCTCTTAAAGAACATCATCCGCGACTACACCGACCCAGACTACAAGTACACGCCTGAGTACGGCACACGTAAAGCTAAAAAAGCTGACTACGACTTGGTGGACATCATCCCCGTATCTGACCCCAATGCGGCCACCATGAGCCAGCGTGTGATCCAGTACCAAGCCGTGATCCAGATGGCGCAGATGGCTCCGGACATTTACAACTTGCCAGAGTTGCACCGCGGTATGTTGAACGTCTTGGGTATCAAGAACGCCGAGAAGCTTGTGCCGATTGAGGACGATCAGAAGCCAACCGATCCTGTGCAGGAGAACCAGAATGCGCTCAAGGGTAAGCCACTCAAAGCGTTTTTGCACCAAGATCATCAGTCGCACATCCAAGTACACATGATGATGATGCAAGACCCGATGATTCAACAGTTCATTGGCCAGAATCCACAGGCTCCCAAGATCATGGGTGCGATCACGGCACACATTGCAGAGCACGTCGGCTACAAAATGCGCCAGCAGATTGAGCAGCAGTTGGGTATGCCCTTGCCTCCCGAAGACGAGAAGTTGCCACCGCAGATCGAGATTGCGTTGTCCGGCATGATGGCTCAAGCGGCGCAGCAGGTGTTGATGCAGAACCAAGCGCAAGCTGCGCAGATGCAGGCACAGCAACAAGCACAAGACCCAGTCTTGCAGCTTCAGATGCAGGAACTTCAGATCAAACAGCAAGAGTTGGAACTGAAGAAACAGAAGATCATGATGGATGCTGCCGCCACTGCCGACGCACAGGCTCTAAGAGAGCAAGAAGTCAGCGGTCGCTTGGAACTCGACGCCCTCAAAGTGGGTGCACAAATCAAAGAGTCCCAAGCTAAAGCGCAGTATGAGCAAGAACGTGCCGGTATCCAGATGGGTGCCGACATCGCAAAGAGTAAAGCCCAGATGGATTTACAAGCGCGTACCACAGCATTGCAAAACCAATCCAAAACGGAACCTAAATCATGATCCAAGACTTCGTACGCGTATTACGTGAAAAATTACGCACTGACATGAACAACTACTCCGATGACTTGTCTGGTGGTTCATGCCGTACTTTTGAAGAGTACCAAAAACTTTGCGGGATTATTCAGGGTCTAGCCCTCGCAGAGCGTTATCTACTTGACCTTGCACAGAAAGTTGAACAATCTGATGAGTGATCTTGATCTCTCCCCCGGTGCTTTTGCACTGCCTGAACCCATCCAACCTTTGGATGTTCCCGAAGCTACTGATGAGCAGAAGGCCACGCAACTTCCTATCCCCACAGGTTGGAAGATTCTTTGCGCGGTACCCGACATCTCTGAACGTATCGACGGTACAAGTCTGGACTTAGTCCGGCCTATTGAAGGTATGCGCCAAGAAGAAACAGCAACCACCGTGTTGTTTGTTTTAAAAGTTGGCCCCGATGCGTACAACGACACCGCCAAGTTTCCTAACGGAGCGTGGTGTAAAGAGGGCGACTTCGTGTTAGTACGTACTTACTCCGGAACCAGATTTAAGATATTTGGCAAAGAGTTCCGTCTCATCAACGACGACCAAGTTGATGCTGTTGTGCAAGACCCTCGCGGCCTGACCCGCGCTTGAAAGGAAGAATATGGCTGAACCGTACAAGTTCCCCGACGAAGCTGAAGACAAGATGACAGACAAAGTTGAGTTTGAAATAGAAGGCGAAGGCGAAATAGAGATTGAAATTGAAGACGATACGCCCGAGCGTGACAGGGGTCGCAAACCTCTAGACCGTGAAGTGCTTGATCCAACCGATGACGAAATCGAGTCTTACTCCGACAAAGTCAAAGGACGCATTAAAGAATTGACCCACGCCCGTCATGACGAGCGCCGTGTCAAAGAAGCCACAATGCGTGAGAAGCAAGAGCTTGAGCGTCTTACACAACAGTTGATTGACGAGAACAAACGTCTCAAACAAAACGTTTACACAGGACAAGAAGCCATCATTCACGGCGCCAAAGAAAAGGCCGAAAATGAGTTGGATAAAGCCCGTAACAAACTCAGAGCAGCACAAGAAGCTTTTGACAATGATGCAATCGTTGCAGCCTTAGAAGAAGTTACGGATGCAAAGATTCGCGCAGAACAAGTAAAAAATTATCGTCCTACCCCTTTACAGGAAGATGACTTTAGTGTACAAACACAACAAGCCCAACCTTCAAGGGTTGAGCCCGACGAAAAAACTCTGCGCTGGCAGGCAAAAAACCAGTGGTTCGGGCAACAAGGGTTTGAGGAATACACCAGCTACGCACTAGGGCTGCATCAGAAACTAGTCACAAAC